TGCTTCGCTGCATAACTTTGCGGCCCTTGCTAAATCGCTCGTTTAGTTGTGAAAGTTGTTGATCGCTTAATTCCTGATGCTGCGAAAATTCAAGCCCAACGAATTTAAGCCGGTAAGCGGCGGCGCGCTGGGTGATCCCTTGTAATTGTTGATACTCTTTGTGTGTCATAATATAATAGATTGAATGTACTGCAAATGTAAATACAAAGTAAATATATTTTCAAATTTATCTACTCTTTTTTATACATCTGTAAAATTCTGGTGAAAAACTCTAAAAAATGATCGGTTGAACGGGCAATAAAGTAAATACCTCCCGCCCGCTCAACTTCAAATTGTCTGCGCTTTTGATCCTCGCTTTGCCGATCTTTTCCGGCTTTCACTTCAATCCCGACATACCTACCACGAATACAGCAAATAACGTCCTCAGTTCCTTTACCGCCGTTCGACTTTCGATGTACGCCTTTTGCGGCGTCCCAAATACCTACGGTATTAATGCGTACCGCAACGCATCCGGGCTGAAAATTTACTACTCGGATAATATTTGCCTGTATTTGATTGGCTGTTTCGGGCTTAATCATTCAAAGTAATTTTTTATCAAATCGTCTATTTGTCGCATCGTTGCTACTTCGTTTTTGACGCTGCAATAACTCCTATAAAAATAAAGCGTTGGTAATATGCTTTGGAGCTTCTGTTTGTCGTATTTATACAACTCGCATGTTCGTTTGAGTATGTCGGCTGACTCTTTGCACCATTCATCAATGATACTAAAACTATCAATAACGGATTGAATGTCGGCTTTAATTTCCTTCCTCATATCAAAACAAAGATAGTTGCTTTTTAGACTCAACCGCTGCCGCGCAATTCCGGGCCGCCAAATCAAAGTAAGACTCTTTTAGCTCAAATCCAATGCCTTTCCGGTTCATCTTTACCGCTTGGAATACTTCGGAACCAATACCCATAAAGGGAGTCAAAACCGTATCGCCTTCGTTCGTGTAAAGATGTATTAACCTTTCTATGGTCGGCAATTGTAGCGGACATATATGCTTTTCATCTTTATCATCTCTGCCGTTCGCATAACCCTGTAAAGTGTCGCTATAATCTATGTCCATCCAAACGGGAGATGCGTATTTTTGCCAGGTATCTACCGAAATAGGGCAATGTACTGGATCTTCCCTTTCTCCATCCTTTCTAAAAACTAAAACATAATCAGGAATACCAACACGGCTCATTGTTGAATCCTTTTTGACTTGCTTATGCAGCAATCCAAGCGCTTTTGTACGCTGCATCTCAATTACCGGATTTTTCCAAATTGTAATCCTTGAATGGTAAATAAATCCACAAGCATCAAATGCCTGTATTATCATTCCGCTAAAATCGCGCAACCCAATATACCCTTCTTTGCCTTTTTGAATTGGCAAATCCATACAATGCACCGCAACGTTGCGACCTTGCTTAATTACCCTATAAAGCTCTTTTACTAAAAAATTAAACTGCTCTATAAATTCACTATAACTTGAACAGTTACCCATGTCTTCAACGTGAGAGCTGTAAGTATAAAGCTCTGCAAATGGCGGGCTAAAAACGGAAAATCCAATCGACTCAGAATCTATGCCCTTTATCAATCTTACACAATCTCCTCTTTTTATAGAGTAATATTCGTTTGATACTTCATCATCTGAATTTACCAGCTCAATTTGAACTGTGTTTAATTCTACATTTACAGATTTTGCCATTTCATTTTGCATAATTTTAAACTGTTTTTCTTTTTGCCTTATCGATTCAATTACATTGGACATTGTATCCGTTGAAATAATATAAATATTGACCTCATTCTTTTGGCCAAATCGGTATGAACGTCTGATGGCTTGGTAAAGACCTTCAAATGAAAAGTCAAGGCTTGCAAAAATTTGATTATTACAGTTTTGATAGTTTAAGCCATAAGACGCAATTTTGGTTTTAGTAATCAGTACCCTAAATTCATTTTTAGCAAAACCTAACAATTTGCTTGACTTGTACTCAGGAGAATCAGATCCTTTAACCTCAACGCTACCAGGAATCGCCTTTAATAGCATTTCGCTTTCTTCATTTTGCTTAATCCAAATTATAAACTGCTCTGTACTTGAATTTACAATGCTTATGGCATTTTCAAGCCTATCTACCTTTGTAAGCCTTAATTCTTGGTTAAAGTTAGTTGCAGAAATAGCGACATTATTAAACAATTGACCGTTGTCCCTTTTTTTTGTTTCAATTTGTTTTTCTATAAAATTTAATGGCGGCAAATCGTACCCATCAATATTGAATCCAATATCTGATGGCTTAGATAACATAATAGCCCAAGTTCCTACAAACTTATAAAACGCTTCATTTGCATGACCTTTAAGACGCCATTTTGACGTTTCTCCGCCATCGTGAACAAAAAACATTGCCAACATTTCAGACCTTTTCATAGATCCTAAAAACTCTGCATGGTTGCCAAGTTCCATTGGATCGTTAGGCGCAGGCGTTGCGGTTGCCGCCAATTTAAAAGGAGTATTATAGAATTTTTCAATTACTAAATTCCTGATTGCGCCTTCTTCGTTTTTTAGTATTGAACTTTCATCCAATACAATGCCCGCAAAAACAGATGCGTCTATTTTTTCAAGCTGCTCATAATTGGTTATAAAAATACTTTTGCTCCCATCAAAATGAGTATAGTTTTTAACTGGTATTCCAAATTTGTCGCCCTCCATTATTGTTTGAGAGCTTACTGCCAATGGCGCCAGTATTAAAACCGGCCTTTGAGTAAAATCAACGACTTGTTTTGCCCACTCTAATTGCATAAGCGTTTTGCCAAGTCCACAATCCGCAAAGATGGCGTATTTGCCCGCTTTGAGCGCTCGTTGCACAATGTAACGTTGGAACGGAAATAAGTGCGCGTTTAGGTCGTTTTGCGCAACCTCTACGCCAGTGGCGGCGTGCTTTTTGAGCTTTCGTTGTAATAGTTCTAAGTAATCTTGATCCGGTAACATAATAAGTTAAGTTTAAATTGAATTGCAAATGTATATACAATAAGTGATAATAAAAAGTATCTACTTAAATTGGTTTTATAAATTCCTGTAATCGTTTATTGCCTTAAAAATATGATAGGCTACCTGTGGTACTATTGCGTTTCCTGCGGCCTTAATGCTTTCGTTTCTCCACTTTGGAAAGGTAATAGAGTCCAGTCGCTCGGAAATCCCATCATTTCTAAAACAAACTGCGGATTGAGTTGGGAAGTTGTCCCAAGCTCTTGTTCGTAAAGATCGCCTATCGTTGGCGCTAACCTTGACTTGTTTTTCTGTGATGGCGAGTGTTCTATTCCGTTGGCATCCCTCGTAGTTGGCGTTGGCAACATTAACGCTACTATTCCGCTCAACATACTTGCCGTTCCATCGCTCCGTTTTTGCCCTTTCCAGTCGCCAGCTATCAGAGTAGGCAACAAACCAAATTCGCTCTCGTTTGTGTGGTGCGTTGACGCTTGCAGCTGGAAGTATAAACGGTTGTACTTCGTACCCAATAGTTTCCAAGTCAGTCCACACCTCCTCGAATACCAACCCTCCTGACCAACTAACAAGCCCGCGAACGTTTTCGCCCACAATCCATTCCGGTTGAACCTCCCGAATAACTCTAAGCATTTCGGGCCAAAGATGGCGCTCGTCTTCCTTCCCAAGTCGCTTTCCCGCTGTTGAGTATGGTTGGCATGGGAAACCTCCTGTGAGAATAGTTCCATCTGTTTGCCAATCTGCTCCGAATCGTTGTTGTATTTCATCGTTTAAAATTTGTCCGGTTAAAGTGTGAATGTCGCGGTGGTGGTATGCCTGTGGCCAATAGTATTGCAAAACCTTGTTCCCAAAGTCCGCTATTTCGCACGATGCAACATTTGTCCACCCTGCCCATTCTGCTGCCAAATCAAAACCGCCAATTCCGCTAAATAGGGATATGTGTTTCATCGAAAAAGCATCTGAGTTTTAAGTTTGACATATAGCCCAAACTCCGGCCTGGATTCATCGTCAATCGCTTCCCATTCCTTCTCCCACTGCTTCAAAAGCGCCTCGTCCGGTTCAAACTTTGCTTTTTCTCGCTGCTTCCATCCTTCGCGCTCTTGCATCCACTCTTTAAAAAAATCGGGCATTGCGATTGCGTTGGAAGGCGGTTGTTTATTCTCTTTGTGCTTTCGAGCGTTTAAACCTTCGCAGTAGTCCGCCTTTTGGCTCCAATATTGAGCGCACCAACTTGATAGTACTTCCACGTCTAACCGATCAAACACTTGGCCAAATTTGCCAGTCGCCCCCATCCGGAGCGCGCATCGAAAGTCGGCAACGGTCAAAAGTTTGAACTCGGTGTAAAGAACTTCGGCGATTGGTTCAAGCTGGTGCTTTTGAAGGTTCTTCCCTACGTTTAGCAAAATAGCGGCGGCGGTTATCATCTCGGCAATTAATTGTACTGCCTGTTCGCCTCCCAGGTAAAAACCAAGTGCGCCAAGCGTGGGAGTGTCGGCTTTTATCGCATCGTCAAACGTGGCCGGTTTTAATTTCGGCCAAATAGCAACCATATCAACGCAACGTAGCGCGGTGGCTTGGGAAAACTTGTAGGGGCTAACCGTTTTAATCTGCTCCCAACGTTCTAGAGTTGCCGGGTGGAGGTTATATTGAATTTGTAGCTTATTATCCATTATTTAATAAATTCCTTTTTTGCATTACATAACTAACTAAATCCTCGTGCTGCTCTTGCATCTTGCTTTTGCCTTCGCTTTTGGCTTTTTGCTTCTCAGGGTGCAGACCTTGCCAACCGTTCGCGATGGATCGCTCTACCAGGCGCGTGCCGGCTTCAATGTTGTAATTCGATAACTCTAAAAGCTCCTTAAAACCTATTGCCGCGCTTTTGGCGCTCTTGTACGGCTTCCTTAACTCTTTGCGGTGTCGGATATATTCCCCCCAAACGTTTTTGAAACTATCGTACCAAGTACCGACGCCTTTTTGTTCAAGCTCATTTAAAAAATCCTCTTTCGTATATGTTAAAGATTTTTTTAATGCGTCGGCCCGGTGTACATCCTCGTTCTTTTTTCTCCCTTTAGGAGTAGTTGGCTCAGCTTTTTGAGTAGCTGAATTTTTTTCAACTTCATTTTGAAGGGAAGAAAAATGCGCGTTAGCGCTATTGTTTTTAACTGTATAATTATCTGTATAACTATCTGTATAATTATTTAAGATCGGACCATTTGGTACAATGTCATCGGACCGTTTGGGCCTATCCATTGTACCATTTGGTACAATGCAATCCCCCAAAAGGGAGTTTATTCTACCATCAAAAAAAGCGAGCGCCTTAGCTGACAAAGTGTAGCTTTTAGTTCTATCATAAGTGTTTTTATTAAGCACCTGAGCAAACAAAAGGCCTTTCTCTTCCAGGTCTGCAACTATCTTTTTTATAACCTTTTCGGACCAATATGGATAAGTAGTAGTTAGCGCTAAGGTGGAGCGACGTACAAACGTTCCTTCCATCTCCTGCTTGTTGTTAGCTGCTTTTTCGCGCTGCAGAAAATGGAAGTGCTGCAGCATAACTGCACAATTTATACCAATCTCGCAGGCTAGCGTTACGTTATAGCTGTGACTTTCTGCCATTATATTACGTTTTTAAAGTTTGGAAATTTAGCAATAAAGCGATCTTTGAGTAGGTAATAATGTATTTGAGCTGGTATACCTTTTCTCCACTCGCGCCAGTAGCCTGTTGAGTTCAATTTTTTTCTAGCTATTGCTTGCATTTCATAAGTCAGCCCGGTAGCCTTGTACCATTCTTCAGCTGTTGCAGTAAATGACATTTTAAAATCGGGTGATTTTTCCAATTGCCATTCAATAGCCTGTGCCAACATTATAGCAGGATTAACACCTATCTCTTTAGCTACTTCTGCATCAATGTATATTGTCTTTCCTAATAATTTTGCGCTCATATTTGTTCGTTGTTTTTATTTTCCATGAGATAGACAAGGTGTGAGAAGTTGCATATAGTATAATAGGTAAGGATTTGACCTGTGTATTCGTCTTGCACCTGTTGAGTTTTTAAAATCCCTTTTTCCTTTAACAGTCTTTTAGTTTGCTGCAGCTTACCTAAGCTCCAGCCGGTAAGCCCTAAAAGTTTTTTGTTAGTTAATTCAACAGAATGTTGCCCAAAATTAGTTAAATCAGAAAGACGAATGTAAAGCAGTAGCTCTGCATCGGTAAGTCCTATATGAAGAGCCGCTTTGTAAAATGCTATATACATAACAATTCAAAAAAAAATGCCTTCGGTCGCTGCTTGCAGGCCCCGGCAAAGGCATACAATAAAGAGTGTATAGGTAAACCACTCCACAGCGCCCGAAGGCATATTTAAAAACCTATTAAACAGCTTGCCGGCTGCGTCCTACGACGTTGCAAAAATACGGTTAATCTTCTATACTTACAAGGGAATTTTGCCAATCTTGCCAATCAAAATTGCCCTTAATTCGCTCAAATTCTTCATCATCTTTGACCGTTTGCCAGAAAAAATCAAAACAGGGCAATGGCTTGCTTTTGAAGGCGTACGCTTTCCCATCAAGGTTTACCGCTGCGTATTTATAGCCCTCCGGAATGTCTTCTTTACTTAATTTTTTCATAGTCTGTTATATTTGATACAAGTGAGTGTTCCCAATGCAAAGAATTAAAGCGACCAATAAAAATACTATCCTCGTCGTCCGTTTCTGAATCGTCATACCAAAAATCAATCGTACTATCTGGATTATTTTTAAAAGCAAACGCATTGCCATCTTGATTGACAGCGGCGTATTTGTAGCCTGATGGAATATCTTTTGACGATAGCTTATCATAATCCTTTGTTAGTGCTTGATAAAAATAATCAATATCAAACCATTCCAAATGTCTGCATTCATCCTCAAATTCAAAAAACTGTGCTATTGCGTTAAAGGCAAGATCGTAATATCTTAATAAAAATTTTTGCCGGTCATTCAGTTCCTCAAATTTTACGCTACTTTTTATCAATGAGTTCTCCCAATTGCCTTTGTAACCTTTAACAGGTGCATCATAAACATATTGCCCAGTTCGCTCCCACCCCGTTTGAGTTTTTATCGGCTTTGTGTCAAAAGCTTTCAACCTTCCTTCGCTATCTATTGCAGCGTAATTGCAACGGACTGGAATGTCTTTAAATTTTATCTTTTTCATCGTTTAATCCAAAATGAAGTTTAAGAATTAGGAGAGCGATGTACGCTTGCTCCTGTTCGATTGTTAGATGTCCTTTTTGTTCGCCTAAATTAAAAAGT